GGCGCATCTTTCATTGGTTTCATTAGTCTCCCCTTTTGATTGTCTCGTGCTTTTTCCGCATATGCTTCCAAGCACCCTCGTCACTGTAAATCGACCCAAGATACCCTAATCCCTTGAGGCTCTCGGGCTGGAGGGCATGTGAAAGCAGCATCGTATCTTCGGAGGCACCCATTGTTCGGATGCCGTAGGCTCGCCAAAGGAAGGTAATGTCGTAGGTTCCATTCTGGAAGAGCTTTCGGATAGTTCCGTCTTCAAGAATCTGGCGCACAATATGCCAGCATTTATATTCATCCTCCCGAGTAGGCCAATAGCTTCCGCCCTTTGTGCGTGAGTCATCGAAAGGAATAACAATCGCGCGGTCTGCGGAGGGCGCGAAACCGATGCAAGTAATGCGTTGTCCGACTGTCTCAATGTCTGTAGAAAGCAGGTCGCAATTTCGGATGTAGTCATCGCGGAAGCGGGCGATATCGGCGAGGCTTGGTTCGATCCAGATTTCACGGGGAGGTCTCCGTATTTCGGGGTAGAAGGATTCGCGCTTGGCTTTCATAAGATCGGCTATGGCAGTGGGGCGATTGGACCAATCTCTTATGATAGCGCTAGGATGATAAGTCGGTAGCAGCTTAAAATCAGCAGCGGTATGGGTGCTAAGAAGAGTGGTGCCGCGGACTTTAGTGATCCCTGTGCGGCCAGCCAAAGCCCATAGAGGAGTATTGCCAAAGACAACAATAAGGTTAGGATCAATGGCCATGATTTCAGCAGAAAGTCGATCAAGTTCGGATTCAAACTCAGCGCGAATGTATCGGGATTTACCGAGAAGAGACGGATAGCCTGGGATGGCATCGGCTTTTCCTCCGCAAAAGTTGTCGAGGTCGTTTCCTGGGGGATGGAGGTTGAAGACATTGGAGCGATAGACTTCTGGGTGTAGGGACCATATGGCTTCGAGGCAGCGTGGATCGGATTCGCGGTAGAAGCGGTGGAGGTATTCGCGGTCGAAGTGAGTCAGGGAGATAATCCCTGACTCTGAAAGCATGCGGAGGAGTTCTGCACCGCCCGGCGAGACGAAGCAGGAGTTGTGCCGGGCGTCGTGTTCGGTTCGGAACTCGCCGAGTAGGAAGATGGGAGGGGTGGTCATAGAACGCCAAGCCAACGGGCGGCGATGACTGCGCCCCATACGCCAAAGAAACCACGCGCAAACATTGCTACGCAGCATCCAAGTAAAGCAGAAATCTTATCCATCATTGCACCGATACTAGTTCGGGGATAAATCCTGCGGCGAATTCTTCAGCGTCATCAGCAGAAGCAAACGCCGAGTTCACAATGGTGCGTTCAGCGGACATGAGTTTTACTTCATACTGGCCGCGAGAGTTTTTGACGATGACGATTTGAACGATGGGTTCCATGGCGGTTCTCCGTATTAAAGGTCAGGTATTTTATGTTTAGGCCACTCTCGCATTTTTTCTGCCCATTTACGAGAAGCTTCAACAACATCTGGATCGCCGCCATTTACTTCAACTAAGGTAGCATAAAAATCTACAACATCTGCTGCAAATTTATCTTGTCCTCGTAATAAAAATACTGGCTCATCTTCTGGTATAATATTAGTCGGGTCTTGAATACGATTGTAATCTTTTCTAGCGTGTTTCATGATGGTTCTCCTGTTGGTGGAAGGGGGCCGAAGCCCCCAACCAATTAATCGCGCCAAGTAGCAGCTTTGACCGCCCACATCTGGGCGCCCTGCAGTTCCGTAATTGCTACAGAGGCAAGCCGCTTAACTTCGGCAGAGTCTGTGCGGAGGCGAAGAGCATGCATTTCATCAATCGCAGTAGCAAACTGCGTTTTGATTTGATGCACAAGATTGTCGCCACTCGGGTTGAAAGAAAGGCCGACGGCCTTTTCACCGAAAGTCATTTCACGTTCGTCCATAATATGCTCCTATTATTCCGCCGGAAGGCTGCGGTTGAACCGGGCAAAAATCCGCGTGCCGTCCTTGGAAGGTTCGTGCTTCACAAAGCCGCGGACCTGTGCGTTGACGATTGCGTCATTGCGGTGGCGCCGGGACTGGCCGTCGTCTAGGTCAATGCCGCAGTGCGAATGGAACTCATCGAGGCGGTAGATGGCATCCTCGGTGAGGTAGTAAGTGGCGCGGAGGTTCTTGCCTTCGAGCCCGCCGACGGCTTCCAGTTCATCCGGATCGACGTCTTCCTCAGCAGCGATCGGGCGAAGGGTGAACTCGACGAAATCGGTCTGCTTCTGCGAGGACTTGCCGTAGGTCGGGGTGCCTTGGACGATGAAGAGGTAAACGCCCTGTGGCAGCGGGAGCGGGGCATTGACTTCGGTCGGCGAGTCGTCGAGGATCGAGGCGAAATTCGGGGTCGAGGCCATGGTTAGTTTCCTTTATGCGGGACGAGATCGGTGGCGAATTTCAGAATGATCTGGTCGAGGGCGGTGAGGATTGCGATAGTGTGCGGCGACTCGACTTGGGATTCTTCACCGAGGGCCGTGCGAAAGGCGACGAGGGTGTCGATGCCGATCTGGGTCGAGTGCTGTGGGGGTATGGGGATGTCTGCCATTTTACTTTCTCACTAGAGTTACGGACGTAGGCCTTTCGGCTTTCTTCGGGGGCTGTCCGCGGAGCGCCTCGAAGAATTCGGCGAGCCCGGTTTCGATCGGGAGGGTCTTGCCCTCGAATGCGCCGGGGTTGGTATTGGCGAGATCGATCATCGGGTCGGAGGTAAGTTGGATTGTGCGCTTGCCGGCGGTGTTGCGGTAGCGGATGTAATTTGGGAAGTATTGCGGGATCTTCGGGGATAGCTTTTGCCCGACGCCCTGCGGGAAGATCTTTTGGGTGCCGTCGGGGAGATCCATGTAGATGCCGTGGGCGATCACGATTAGGTTGGTCGCGAAGGTGGGGGAGGTGAGCATGGCGAGGACTTTTTCCACGTCGTCTTGGGCGTTGCCGTAGACCGCGCGGCCGTCGAACTTGCCGCCGGCACCGCCGGGGATGATGGACTCGTGGAAGTCGTAGGCCGCGTCGCAGAGACGGGAGAGGGAGTCGATGACGAGGATGGTGTCGTCGCCCCAGAGCGCGGGCTTGCCGAGGTCAACGTCGTCATAGCGCCAGTTGTCGAGCATTTTGATGGCGTTGATCCATGCCTGGGGCTTGCCGTCGATGACTGTGCCAGCCGGGCCGGTTTTGTAGCGGTCGCGGATCGAGCGGAACTCGACGTTGGCGATGCGGTCGGGGCAGATTTCGAGGACTTTGTATTTCAGGATGTCGAGGAGGTTGTCGAGGTCGAGGATGCGGAGCTTGTAGCCGGCGGCCACGAGGGAAACGAGGGAACCGGTTTTGCCGGACTTGGCGTCGCCCAAGAGCAAAAGTTTCGTGAATGAGTTGGACTGGTGATCAGCGAGGCTGGGCATTGGAATTGTCCTTGACTAAAACTTCGGTGTAGAGGGTGAGGACATCGCCGACGATGACTTCGGAAGAGTTTGGGGCGGTGGTGCGGAGGAAGAGATTCCCGCCGACATCGAGGATGATGGTTTGGTGCAGTGGGCCGGGGGTGACTTCAATCACTGGGGCCTTGCTGAGGATTAGGCGATGGCGGAAGCGGCTGCGGAGGTCGGACATAGGCGGATTCCAATTTGTCTGCGAGGGAGGTTAGGGTTTTCACAACAGCGACGCGCTCGCGGTATGGGATTTCGGAAAGGTTGATTAGCCGAGCTGTCTCGCGGATGTCGTGGATCATCTGCTGCGTAAGGGGTTCCATCGTTCGTCCTCCGAGAGTTTGGTGAAGTCCGCGGAAAGGAAACGCTCACGGACGGCGGGGGATTTGGAGCAGATCTCGCGGAAGCGGCAGCCGCCGAACTTGTCGCAAGCGGTGTCGTTCATGGGCCAGTATCCGGCTTCGGCGTAGGATTCGGCGTTGTTAAGGTGGAGGCGCAGGTCGAGAAGCCATTCGTCGATCTGGTCTTGGGTGCGATAGGTGAAGCCTTGGACGAAGCGGTTGGGCTCGGTGAGGAGGATTTGGCCCGCGCGGATGATGACGCCTTTGACTGGGGCGTCGAGGATGACCTGCCCGGCGAGGGTGTAGAGGGACATCTGGTTGTGGGGTTCGTATTGGGCGAAGTAGTGCGAGGAAGGGGTGGTGGTGGTGGTTTTGTGATCCATGACGAAGAGCGCGTCGTTGAAGCGGACAACGCGGTCGAGGTGGCCGCAGAGGATGAACGGATGGTCTTCGGCGGAAGTCGGCCCCCAGTCGAGTTCGAAGCGGAAGGAAAGCTCTACCGCTGGGTCGCCATCGGTCATGATGTAGGTTTCGCACGGATCATCAATAAAATGATCAAGGTAGTCGACCACAACCCCAACGAGACTCTCACGGTTTTTGTATTTGCCAGCCTTTGTGGTTCGATCCACAACCCAATCTGCCGTCCTAAGGAGTATCTCTCGGACCGTATCGTGAATGGCATCTTCATGGCGGACACCGGCGGCGCGGGAATGTTCGTAGGCTTCGATGGCGTGGTGGTATTCGATGCCGAAGCGGAGGTGGATGGACTCGCCGCGAGGGGCCCAGCCTTCGATCATGTGGAGTTGGTAGAGGCGCGGGCAGGTTTTGAGATAGCCGATGGAGGTGCTGTCCCATGCGAATTGGATCTGGGT